ACACCTTTATGATGGACATGGAAGGTGATGTCCCTAATGATGATAAAGACAAATTATTGTTCGGTGGTGAATCTGATTTATCAGAACAAGAAGAGGAAGTAACTGATGAAGTACCTGCAGAGCCAACAGAAGAATTACCTGAAGAACCTATTGAGGAACCTGCTGCTGAAGAAGGTTCAGAAGAAATTGATTTAGGTGACTCACCATTTGGCGACGAACTACCAATTGAAGATGAGTTTGCTGATGTACCAGAAATGGAAGAACCTGCAATGGGTGGTGAAGAAGAGGTTGAAGTTGACGTAACAGATATTGTTGACAAAACTGAAGAAGCAAAAGAAGAAGCTTCACAAGCATCCTCTAAAATTGATGATTTATTAGGTAAGTTTTCAGAATTGGAACAAAAACTTACAGGTATGGATGCAATCATCAATAAAATGGATGAGTTGGAAAAAGAGGTTATCGAAAGAAACCCATCACCAACTGAGAAGTTAAGTATGAGGTCTATGGACTCTTTTCCTTACAGTGTAAAACTAACTGACTTTTGGAATGAGAGAGAAGGTTATGATGCAACTGGTGAAGAAGGAGAAGAAAAAGAGTATGTGTTAACACAACAAGATATTGATGATGAGTATAATGAATCAGACATCAAAAGTAGTTTCAATCCTAAAGAAGAGGGATAAACAACTATAAAATATTGACACTTAAACGGGCATTGATTATATTAAATCATTGTCCGTTTTTTGTTTTTAGGGGTAATTGACTTTTACAAAAAACGTGATTATATTTGAGTAAATTAAATTATTTTATAAACTAAAAAAAGAGTTAAATGGCGAAAAATGAAATTAATCCGTTAGACGCAATTCTTTCACAATATGAAAAGAATAGCGAGAGAGGGAATGGTAACAAGCCTAAAGTTTCAAACGAAGAAAGATTGAAGAAGTACTTCACTGAAAAATTAAGAAAAGGTGAAAAGAGTGCTGAGAAGACGTTTAGGATTTTACCATCGAATGACCCTACAAAGTCTCCATTCGTTGAGACTTATTACCATGAGATGAACGTAAATGGTAAGTATGAAAAAATCCATTGCACAAAATTGAATGATGGAGAACCTTGTAAAATCTGTGAAGCAAAAGATGCTTTATACGAAGATGGAAGTAAAAAAGCAAAAGCTTTGGCTTCATCATATACTGCAAGAAAGTATTATGTTGTTAAAGGAATTGACAGAGATAACGAAGATCACGGAGTTAAGTTCTGGAGATTCAAACACAAATACACAGGAGATGGTGTTATGGATAAATTAATTCCTATTCTAAAGAAGAGAGGAAACATTATGGATCCTAGAGAAGGAAGAGACATTGTTATTACAACAACAAGAAACGATAAAGGTTGGAGTGTTGTAACAAACATTATGGCTGAAGATCCTTCTGTATTGACTGACCCTAAGTCTGCAGAGGCAAAAGAGTGGATGGCAAATGAAGAGACATGGAGAGATGTATATTCTGTTAAACCTGTTGAGTTTGTTAATATTGTTGCCGAACAAAAGACACCAGTTTGGGATTCAGAATTAAAGAAGTTTGTCGCAGAAGAAGACAAAGAAGAAAAAGAGACTGCATCATTAGAGGAAGAAATCAACATGATGGAAGGTCTTACTGAAGATGATGAAAACGAATTAGAAGTGGAAGCTGTAGCATTGGATTCTGAGGATGACGATGACGAGTTACCTTTCTAATATTAAAAATTAAGAAGATATGGCTAAAAAACCATTAAAGAAAAAAACTACTGATTTTTCGTCTATAAGGAAAAAGTTCTCTTCCAGTGATAAGTATAAAGAACAAAAATACTTTGATCTGGGAGAAGCCTTCCAGAAGGCGACTGGTATTCCAGGTCCTGCTATGGGACAAATCAATATGTTTTTAGGACATTCAGATACGGGTAAAACCACTGCCATGATACAAGCGGCAGTAGATGCTCAGAAAAAAGGTATTTTATCTGTTTTCATTATAACAGAACAGAAATGGAGTTTTGAACATGCTAAGACAATGGGATTACAAACAGAGTATGTTGAAGAAGTTAATGAAGATACAGGTGAGGTAGAAGCTTATTGGGATGGTTTCTTATTATACAAATTAGGTTTTGATTATATTGAGCAAGCATTTGATTATGTAACTGAAGTATTAAATGCACAGAAGAACGGTGAAATACCACATGACATAGTATTCCTATGGGATTCTATTGGGACAATTCCTTGTGAAATGTCTTTCAATGGAAAAGGTGGTAACCAACACACTGCAAGAATTATCTCAGAGAAATGGGGTATGGGTATGGCACAAAGGATTACATCTTCTAGAAAAGAAAGTAGCCCTTATACCAATACAATGATATTTGTTAATCAACCTTGGGTTGAATTACCAGATAATCCATTCTCTCAACCAAGAATACAACCAAAAGGAGGACAATCTATTTATTTATCTTGTTCTTTAGTATTCTTATTTGGTAATCAGAAGAGTTCTGGTGTATCTAAACTATCGGCAACCAACAAAGGTAGAAAGGTAAACTTTGCTATCAGAACAAAAGTTGGTATTCACAAAAACCATATGAATGGTTTGGGATATGCTGATTGTAAGTTACTAGCTACAACACACGGATTTATCGAGGATGACAAAAAGGCAATTGATAACTACAAAGCCGAATACAAAGATTATTGGGCAAATGTTTTTGAAACCACTGCAGAAGCTGTAGAGTTTGGTATTGAAGAAGAAGGAGTTATTGAATCGGCTGTTGATTATTCCGATGATTAATATTTCTATTGTTTAACCATTTAATTTATGAGAAGTGGGAAGACCCCTAAAGAATAAAAAAAGATATAAACACACATTATTGGTTGATGGTGATGCACTGATTAAAACAGCGTATCATGGAGCATCTAACCTTTATTATAATGGGGAACATATTGGGGGTCTTTTCCAGTTCTTTTCACTTTTAAGAAAGGTTATTACAGAAAACAGGTTTGATAGAGTTTTTATCTTTTGGGATGGACAATTCAGTGGTAGATTGAGATATGATATCTATCCAGAATATAAACAGAACAGAGATAAGGACTTCTATAACCAATCTGAACCTAAAGAACCAGAGTTATTTATTCAAAAAGAAAGAGTTAAGTTATATGCTGAAGAACTATTCCTTAGACAATATGAGGATGAAGTTTGTGAGGCAGATGATTGTATTGCTTATTATTGTAATCAGATTAGAGAAGATGAGAAAATAGTTATCCTCACAAACGACAGGGATATGTGCCAGTTGATTGATGAGAGGATTGCTATATATGTTATTAACAAAAGAAAGATAGTCTCTAAGAACAACTATAATGAGTATTTTGATCATCATCAAGAAAACTCTGCACTTATTAAAATTATTACTGGTGATGCAAGTGATAATATTAAAGGAGTGAAAGGTGTAAAGGAGAAAACATTGTTGAAGTATTTCCCTGAGTTAGGAGAAAAAAAATTGACTTTAGAGGAAATATTCAATAAGATTGAGACAATACAAAGTGAAAGAAAAAAGAGATTAAAGACATTAGACAATATATTAAATGGTGTAACAGATGGTTCACAAAAAGAAAGATTATTTGAAATTAACGAAAAAATTATTAACCTTAAAAAACCGATTATTACAGAAGAGTGTAAAGAGAATCTAGACACCATTATTGATTCACCAGTAGACCCAGAGGATAGAAACACAAAGAACGTATTAAAGATGATGTTAGAAGATGGATTCGTTATGGCGATACCTGGTGGGAGAGATGGATATATAGAGTATTTGAGACCTTTTCTGAGTATTATTAAAAAAGAAAAAAAGTATTTTAATCAAACAAATTAATTAACAGATTATGAGTAAGAAAAATTATGAAAACCTTCCGTTCGAGTTTTATTTAAGAATTAACGGAAATGAGAGACCGATTGTAGGAAGAAACTTTAATGTTAGAGGATATAACCCAAAATCGTTGAGGTCTTTAGATATTAAGAACTGTATTGACGATGTTGTTGGTATGATTGAAGATCAATTCAGATCAAAAGCTGAAGATTATCTTTACAGATACTACAATCCATTTACAAAACAAAATCCAGAAGATATCGAAGCAAAAGATTTATTTGCTGATGAGGATGTATTTTCTTTTGAGATTAAA